ATGACAAAATCAACTCCCGTCCCAATCGACGGGCGTGACGTGATTTTGCGAGATAAATATCGGGCGATTGTTGCGGAATACTCCAGTGAAATCGTCGAGATATTACAGGCCGTCAAATACGACACAGAGGCCGACACCGCAAGATTGGTGAAATGCGTCAGAGACTTAGACAATGCCCGCCAGCAATTGCTGAACATTGAGGTCAAATTATCTTATGAAGAGTCCAAATCAAAAGAAACCCGTGGCGAAACTGACATCGACTTCGACGCCATGCGGCAGTCAATTGGGCGCCGCTTGGATCGCCTCCGCCGCGCCCAGGGTCCAAAAAGACTTCCTAAAGGAGCTGACCGAGGATGAGCTGCGCGCTCTGCCTTGGATGTTCGAATTTTGGGCCATGGAGCATCAATTGCCACCGGAAGGTGATTGGCGCACCTGGGTGATCTTGGGGGGGCGCGGCGCGGGCAAAACCCGGGCCGGATCGGAATGGATCCGTCAGATGGTCGAGGGCAGCCGGCCCAAAATGCCGGGCCGCTGCGCGCGGGTGGCGCTGGTCGGCGAGACTTTGGATCAAGCCCGTGAGGTGATGGTCTTTGGCGAGAGCGGCATTCTGGCTTGTGCCCCGCCAGACCGCCGGCCGCAATGGTCGGCCACGCGCCGGCAATTGACTTGGCCCAATGGGGCTGTGGCGCAAATCTATTCGGCCTCCGATCCGGAAAGCCTGCGCGGACCGCAGTTTGATTGCGCTTGGGTGGATGAATTGGCCAAGTGGAAAAAACCGCAAGAGGCCTGGGACATGCTGCAATTTTCTTTGCGTTTGGGCGATAATCCGCAGCAATTGGTGACAACCACCCCGCGCAATGTCGCGACGCTTAAAGAGATCCTTGCGCGCGACAATACCCGCAGCACCCACGCCAGCACCGATGCCAATCGCGCCAATTTGGCCAAATCTTTCTTGCAAGACGTGCGTGCAAAATATGCCGGCACCCGGCTCGCCCGACAGGAGTTGGATGGGGTCTTGCTGGATCAGGAGGAGGGCGCGCTTTGGTCACATGCGCATTTCACCCGCTCTGCTGAGGTGGATCTCAATAGCTTTGATCGTATTGTCGTGGCGGTGGATCCTCCGGTGACCCATTCCAAATCCTCCGATGAATGCGGGATCGTGGTGGTGGGCGCGCGCACCCAGGGGCCTGCGCAGTCTTGGCGTGCCACTGTCTTGGCTGATCTGTCATTTAAGCCAAAATCTCCCAATGATTGGGCGCGCAGAGCGATTGCCGCCATGCAGGAGTTTCACGCGGATCGCTTGGTGGCTGAGGTCAACCAAGGCGGCGATATGGTCAAGACGATCATTGCGACCCTGGACCCGCTTATTCCCTTTACCGGGGTACATGCGGCGCGCGGCAAAGCCGTGCGGGCCGAACCTGTGGCCGCTCTCTATGAGCAGGGGCGGGTGACACATGCTGCGGGTCTACAGGCGCTCGAAGATCAAATGTGCCGGATGACCCATCAAGGATATCGCGGATCGGGCAGCCCGGATCGGGTGGATGCTTTGGTCTGGGCGATTTTTGAGCTGATGCTGGCGCCCGCGCAACCCATTTTTGATCCGAAAATCAGGAGCCTGTGACGGTTAACTAAAAATTAAGAGTGGCGCACGCCCTGTTCGCCGCTTTGTAAATAATTTGCCTCAAATTGATTTCAAATCGGCCAACGCGCCATAGTATGAGGAGCCGCCCTATGGTTTTGAATCTGTTCAAATCCGCCACAAAACCCGCGACTGAATCCAAGGCGTCTGCCGCAGGACCGGTGATCGCCTATCATTCGTCGGGCCGTGTGGTGTGGTCCGCGCGCGACGCTGTATCGATCACACGCAGCGGATTTCAAGGCAATCCAGTCGGCTTTCGCGCGGTCAAATTGATCTCAGAGGCGGCCGCTGCGGTGCCCTTGCTTTTGCAATCGGCCGAGCAAAGGTTTGATACCCATCCGATCTTGACCCTTATTGGTCAGCCCAACCCGAGCCAGGGCCGTGCCGATTTGTTTGAGGCAATCTTTGGGCAGTTGATGCTACATGGAAACGCCTATCTAGAACTGGTGATGACGGCCCAGGGGGCCTTGGGTGAATTGCACTGCCTGCGTTCGGATCGTATGGCGGTGGTGCCGGGGGCCGATGGCTGGCCGGTGGCCTATGATTATAGCGTCGGAGGTCGCAAACACCGGTTTGAGATGCACGGTGATCTGGCGCCCATTTGCCATTTGAAGAGCTTTCACCCCCTAGACGATCACTATGGCTTGGCTCCAATCCAAGCGGCGGCCTCTGCCATTGATGTGCATAATTCCGCCTCTAGCTGGTCAAAAGCGCTGCTGGACAATGCCGCGCGGCCCTCGGGTGCGATTGTCTACGGCGGCGTCGATGGTCAGGCGCAAATGTCCGCGGAGCAATACGACCGATTGATCCATGAGATGGAAACCCATCACCAGGGCGCGCGCAATGCCGGGCGGCCCATGCTGCTTGAAGGGGGATTGGATTGGAAACCAATGGGGTTCTCCCCCTCCGATATGGAATTTCAAAAAAGCAAAGAGGCCGCCGCCCGTGAGATTGCCACAGCCTTTGGCGTGCCGCCGATGTTGCTGGGGATCCCGGGGGATGCGACCTATGCCAATTATGCGGAAGCCAACAGGGCCTTTTACCGCCACACGGTGCTGCCCTTGGTGGAGCGGGTGGTGGCGAGTATTTCCACCTGGCTGAGCATGGCGACGGGCGATGAGGCCCAGCTGCGCCCAGATTTGGACCACATTCCCGCGCTGGCCGGGGAACGTGAAGCGCTTTGGCGCCGGATTGGGGCGGCGGCGTTTCTCAGTGACACAGAAAAACGCCGGCTCTTGGGGCTGCCAAAACTTGAGGTGGGGGAGGGCTGATCTGCCCCTGGCGTCACGCCTCTGCTTTGACCTTGGAAATGTGAAAAGGATGTTTCAATGCAAGATCCAAATGACTTTGGACTGGACCATAAATTTGCGCGCTTGCCTGCGCGGGCGCAGATGGTGGATGACACTAAAATTGAGGGATATGCCAGCTATTTCAACCATATAGACCAAGGTCGCGATGTGGTGATGCCGGGAGCCTTCGCCGCTTCGCTCGCCCGGCTCAAAGCCGCAGGGCGCAGCGTTAAGATGCTTTGGCAGCATGATCCAACCCAGCCAATCGGCGTTTGGGACGAGGTGCGTGAGGATGAGATTGGCCTCTTCGTCAAAGGTCATTTAATCGCCGATGTGCCCAAATCGCTTGAGGCTGCCCGCTTGCTTTCGGCTGGCGCTCTGGACGGGCTTTCCATCGGCTATCGCACCATCAAGGCGCAAAAACGCGCCGATGGCAGTCGCGCATTAAGCGAATTGGATCTCTGGGAGGTCTCCTTGGTCACCTTCCCTATGCTGCCCGAGGCGCGTGTCGCGGCCAAGGCGCAAGCTCAAAGCCAAGACTGTTTGATCCGTGAATTTGCGAGTGCCGTGAGCGTCGCCCGCAGTCAGCTGGCCGGTTGCCGGCCTTCCCGAAACCTCCACCAAAGGATGCCACTATGACCCATGACCCACTGGAGACTTCTGAACAGATGCCTCTCAGCGAGCTGAAAACAGCCCTTTCAGGCTTCATTACTGAGATCACTGGTTTTCACAGTGATTTGAATTCGAAACTGCACAAACATGAAGAGCGATTGAATATGATTGACCGTAAATCTATGACCCTGTCCCGCCCGGCCTTGGCCACAACTGCCGAGACCCTGGCACCGCATCAAAAGGCCTTTGACACTTATTTGCGCTCTGGCGATGACGAGGCACTGCGGGGGCTTGAACTTGATGCTAAGGCGATGTCCAGCTCTGTTGCGAGTGATGGTGGTTATCTGGTGGATCCACAAACCAGCGATACAATCGCCACAGTTTTGCGCTCCCACGCCTCCTTACGCGCCATTTGTAATGTGGTGAACGTCGAGGCGACCTCCTATGATCTGCTGATTGATCAAGGTGAATTTGGCTCTGGTTGGGTGGCTGAAAATGGCACTGTGAGCGAAACCGGCACCACGATGATTGAGCGCATTTCTATTCCGCTGTTTGAGCTCTCAGCTCTGCCAAAAGCCTCTCAACGGCTGTTGGACGACAGCGCCTTTGATATTGAAACTTGGCTCGCGGGGCGCGTTGCAGATAAATTTGCCCGCGATGAGGGCGCAGCCTTTGTCTTGGGCGATGGCAACAACAAGCCAACGGGCTTTTTGTCTCATGGCACGATTGACAATATGCTCTGGTCTTGGGGCAGCCTTGGCTATGTCGCGACAGGTACCTCTGCCGATATTGGCGATGGGGTGTCATTGATTGATCTGGTCTACACATTGGGCGCGGAATATCGTGCCAATGGCTCTTTTGTGATGAATTCAAAAACCGCTGGCAGCGTGCGCAAATTGAAAGATGCCGATGGGCGCTTTTTGTGGTCGGACAGTTTGGCGGCTGGTGAGCCTGCACGGTTGCTTGGCTATCCCGTGCATATCGTCGAGGACATGCCCGATATTGCCGCTGACAGCATGTCGATTGCTTTTGGTGATTTTTCCAAGGGCTATACGGTTGTGGAGCGGCCAGACATTCGCATTCTGCGCGATCCATTCTCCGCCAAACCGCATGTCTTGTTTTATGCCACAAAACGCGTCGGCGGGGATGTCAGTGACTTTGCTGCGATCAAGCTGCTGAAGTTCGGCACGTCCTAATCGCGGCACGGGGGCGCGTAGGCGGGGCTATTTCTAGGGTTTGCAGATTGGATCTCCCTGCAAAACCACCCGGCCTGCGCGCTCTGTTTCAAAATTCGATGAACACCTGTCTGGAGTAGAGCAATGATGCTTGTGGAAGAGACAAAAATTGCAACCGCTGACTTGCCGGTTGCGACATTCAAAGCGCATCTTCGGTTGGGATCGGGCTTTTCGGATGATATGTTGCAAGACCCTGTTTTGGAGGGATGCCTGCGCAGCGCCCTGGCGGCTATTGAATCGCGCACAGGCAAGGCTCTGATGGAACGCCGTTTTTCAGTGACGGCCAGTGCTTGGAGCCCAGGCGCAGAGCAATGCTTGCCGATTGCCCCGGTCACAGCGCTTCATGCGCTAACCACCACCGACAGCACTGGCAGTGTCACACCGCATAACATCAGCAATTTTTCCTTAATACGCGATGCCCATAGACCGAAAGCCGTCTCTGTGACCGGGTCTTGGCCCGCAATTGCGCCGCATGGCTCTGCAAAGCTCTCCTTCATTGCCGGCTATAGCGCACAGTTTCAAGATCTTCCCGCCGATTTGGCGCAGGCCGTCTTGATGTTGGCCAGCCATTATTATGAGGCGCGCAACGTCGCAGGTCTTTCCGACAGCGCCATGCCCTTTGGCATTTCTGTTTTGATTGAGCCTTACAAGGCGCTGCGTATCACCGCCGGAGGGGGCAGATGACTTTGCCAAACTTAAACCGCAGATTGACGCTGCAAGAGATGGTGCGCAGCCCAGACGGGGCCGGCGGGTTTCGCGAAACATGGGCCACTTTGGGCTATCTTTGGGCGGAGGTGAAAGCGCTCTCGGGCGATGAGGGAGAAAGCGATCATGTGAAGCTCTCGCGCGTGCGCTACAACATCACGCTGCGTTCAGCCCCCATTGGAGCCCCATCACGCCCCAAAGCCGAGCAGCGCTTTGTCGAAGGACCGCGAATCTATCGCATTCATGCGGTGGTTGAGAGCGACACCAGTGGCAAATTCTTGCTCTGCAAAGCCAGTGAGGAGCTTGCCACATGACCTATGCGATTTCAGATGCCCTGCAGCAGGCAGTGTATCAAACCTTGCTTGCCGATCCGGCTGTCACCGCCTTGGTGGGCTCAGACATCTATGACGCCCTGCCAACGGGGGGCGTGCCGATCACCTATGTCAGCCTTGGACCTGAAGAGGTTCAGGAGGCTTCCGATAAGGACGGGGCGGGCGCGCGCCATGAGTTGACCATTTCTGTGGTCACCGACACCAGCGGCTTTCAACTGGCCAAAGAGGTGGCTGGAGCGATCTGTGACGCGCTGATTGACGCGCAGTTGAGCCTGAACCGTGGGCATTTGGTCGGGCTTTGGTTCTTACGCGCCAAAGCTGCGCGCTCAAACAGTGGCACCTCGCGGCGCATTGACCTGACCTTTCGCGCCCGGGTGCAAGACATTTAATTTCAAACAGGAGACAGACCAATGGTTGCTCAAAACGGAAAAGATTTACTCATCAAAATCGACATGAACAGCGCGGGGCAGTTTTCCACCGTCGCCGGTCTGCGCGCCACGCGGATCAGTTTCAACTCGGAGGCCGTCGATGTCACCAATCTGGACAGCAGCGCCGGTTGGCGCGAATTGCTGGCCGGTGCTGGGGTGAAATCGGCCAGTATCTCCGGCTCTGGCGTGTTCAAAGACGAAGGCTCAGACGCCCGTATGCGTGAAATTTTCTTCGATGCCGAAAATCCAGAATTTCAGGTGGTTGTGCCAGATTTCGGCCTCATCGAGGGGCGGTTTCAGGTGACGTCCCTGGAGTATGCCGGCACGCATAATGGCGAGGCCACCTATGAGCTGTCACTGGCCTCCGCCGGTGAGCTGGCCTTCACCGCAATATGAGCGTCAATCCATTTGCCGGCGAAGTGGCTTTGCAGCTGGATGGGCAAGAGCATCGCTGCAAGCTTACATTGGGCGCTCTGGCGGAGCTGGAAACCGCGCTCAAGGCAGATACGCTGATCGCCCTGATTTCGCGGTTCGAAAGCGAAGCCTTTTCGGCGGCCGATATTTTTCAAGTGATCCATGCCGGTCTGCGCGGCGGTGGCTGGCGCGGTCGGGCCGAAGATTTGATCACGGCGGATATCGGCGGCGGGCCTGTTGAGGCGGCGCGGGTGGCGGCGCAATTGCTGCATCTGGCCTTCACGCCGGCCGGTTTGGACTGATGCTGGCTTGGGGCGACATGCTGCGTCTGGGGCTGCACCAATTGCAGCTAAAGCCTGCTGAATTCTGGGCGCTGACCCCGGTGGAATTTCTCATGATGCTGGGCCTGTCTGACGGGCCAAGGGCGCTGACCCGCGACGGTCTCAGCCGCTTGATGGCGCAATTTCCCGATGAGGAGAAAGAAGAGATAAATGTCTGAATTTGATGATCTAAGTGAGGAATTTTCTGCCCTCAACGGTGAGATGGAAGAGGCCACGCAGATGGTCTCGAGCTTTCGCAAAGAGATGGGGCAATTTCAAACCGCGGTGGCGCGCAGTGGCTATGATGTCAACAGTTTGGAGCGCGGCCTGTCCAAAGGGCTGCGCCGCGCCTTCGATGGTCTCGCCTTTCAAGGCTCGAATCTATCGGATGTTATGCGCGATTTGGCCGATGGCATTGCGGCCACTGCCTATAATGCGGCGATGAAGCCGGTCACGGACCACTTTGGCAGTGTTCTGGCTCAGGGAATGAATGGGTTTATGCAAAACCTTCTGCCCTTCGAGGCGGGTGGTGTGATCAGCCAAGGACGGGTCACCCCTTTTGCGAAAGGCGGCGTGATTGAAGGGGCCAGCCTTTTTCCCATGCGCGGCGGCGCGGGATTGATGGGGGAGGCTGGTCCAGAGGCGATCATGCCTTTGAAACGCGGCGCGGATGGTCGTTTGGGTGTGGCGGCGGCGCAGGGTGCATCCGTTCAGGTGACGATGAATATTTCCACCCCTGACGCGGCCAGTTTCCAACGCAGTCAATCGCAAATTGCTGCGCAAATGAGCCGTGCGCTGCACATGGGTCGACGCAATTCCTAA